ATTTGTAGCATCGTAAGTACATCCTGGACCAGCACCATTTCCTCTAAAAGGAGTACCACCTAAAATGTGTTGATTATTTACAGTATTGTAGGAAGTTCTTTTCCAGTATGTTTCAGGATAGTTACCATCAAATACATTTTCATTTAACCAGCCATCTTTTTTAATATTGTTAGCAACCCACTGTTCTGCCTCTACTGAGTTTTCACCAAAAGGTGCAACATCAGCATCGTTAATTACAACGGTTCTAATTACTTCGTTATTGTCAGTTCTTATTTCACAAAAATGAGCCATATTAATTTGACCAATTGCCTCCCTTAACAGCATCGTAAACTTCATCTAAGTTCCATACTCCTGAACCGTTTACAATGAAACTTTCTGCTTGTTGTCTTACAATAACTCTTCCAGAGCCTCCAGATCCGCCTCCGCTTGCTCCAGGGCCTCCGCCACCGCCTCCGCCAGTGTTTGCAGGTGCACTTCCTGGTGCAGGTGATCCGCCTCCAGAGCCTCCAGCTCCTTGAGTTCCTCTGTGAGTGGCTCCGCCACCTCCACCGCTGTAATAAGTAGAACTAGGAGAAGCAACAGGAGAACCAAAATCTGTAGTTGATCCAATTCCTCCATTTCCTCCAACGTTAACTGGATGTGGTGATCCAGCAGCTCCAGCTCCTCCTCCGCCTCCAGCAGAGTTAGAAGTTGTTCCTGAAGCTCCAGAAGCTCCAGGGTTTCCTTGTGGGGGTGATACAGGTGGTACGTTTCCGTTTCCACCTACGTTACCAGGGTTGTTAGCTCCTCCGCCTCCACCAGATCCACCTTGTGCAGTTGTTGCTCCGCCAGCTCCAGATGATGGGTTCATCCCTCTTCCGCCTCCAGCAGCTGCTAATGGACTTGGTCCTCCAGCGTCAAATTCAGATGCGCTTCCAGCTGATGCAGCAGGACCGCTTGGTCCTCCGCCACCTATAGTAATAGCTACAGGTGATCCAGGTAAACTATGAGCAGGGAGAGATCTAAATCCTCCTGCGCCTCCACCTCCTCCAGCGTCACCATTTCCGTTATTACCTCCGCCACCGCCAGCGATGACTACAACGTCAATTGTACTTTGGTTAGCTTGAGGATTAAAAGTTGCTGGACTAGTATAATCATTAATAACTTCTGATGTAGTTCCTGTTGAGGGTTCATATTGAATTCCGACAAATCCGCCTGCCATTTAAACCTCCTATGAAATTTCTTCGTAACTGATGATATATTCTGCGTCTCCGTTAACAGCAGCTCCACCTAAGATTGATCTATCTTCTTCAAGATAAAAACTTCTGTTTTTGTCAATCAAAGTTAAAGTCGCATCCGCTGGAATAGAAATAGTTGATGCTAAAGCATATGAAGTTCCTGATCCAGCCGCAGCTGTGTTATAATCAACTGTCACGTCAACAGCAGATGAACCATCTACGTTTGAAATAATGATTGAATTAATTTTAAAAACTTTTCCTGATGCTGCTGCGTTAGCAAGTAACACAGTTGTCAAAGTTGTATCAAGCGCTCCCCCAGTGGTTTTGCCTGTGATTGTTGATACGTCTACTATATTTGGTGCTGCCATTTTTTATTCTCCTGTTAATATATTATCCGAAAACGATTGCCATTGCAATAGATTTTCCTGTTGAAATTCCTACGTCTCCAAAGCTTAAAGCTCCTGATCCATTGGTAGTTATTGCCTGTCCACTAGTACCATCTGCTGTAGGTAAAGTAAACGCTAAATCAGAGCCCATTGCTCCTGCTTTTAAATCTAAATAATTTGATCCATCATCTGTGTCTTCAGTAAATCTAAGAGTACCTGCTCTAGTAGAGTTGGCTACTAAATTTACAACACCACTTCCATTTGGATTTAAATCTATATTTGCATTTGATGTAGTTACAATATCTTGACTATTCATATCAAGATCACCACCTAATTGTGGAGTTGTATCATCAACAACTGCAGCTATACCTGTTCCAATTGCTAAAGTTGCAATGTCTGGATTAGTTCCATCATTTGCTGTTGCAAAAACAATTTTATCACCTTTGTCTGTTGTTGCAAAAGTAAAAGTAGCTCCTGAACCAGTTGCGTATTTAAACTGAACTGTAAAAGAACCTGAAGTTGAGTTTCTTAAAATGTAAAAAGTTTCTACATCATTTGGAATTGTAACAATTTGATTTCCTGTAATTGTTCCAGTAAACTCAATCATTCTTTGTTGAGCTGTTCCTGTTAGTGCACCATCATCAACATCTAAAGCTGTAGTTTGTGCACCACCTGCAATAGATACTTGTGCAAAGCCACCTGTTAATTGTGATACTAAATTTAAATTTGCGTTTGTTTTTGTTCCCCATGTACCAGCGTTTTCGCCAGTAGCCATTAATTCTATACCAAGAGGTGTGAATGTTGATGCCATAAATTTTTATCTCCTATGCAGCGTCACTATAACTTGTATTTGATCCAGTTGCAACATCAGAATATGATGTATTTGAACCAGTTAAAATTCCACTATAAGCCGTATTTGAGCCTGTGTCAACATCTTGATATGCCTGAATAAATATATCTCCAACACTTGTTGTTGCAGAAACTCCTGTTAATCCCATTACATCTGCAGGTGATATTGATCCAACAGAAATAGTAGCAGAAACTCCCGTTAATCCCATTACATCTTCAGGTGATATTGATCCTACTGATAAAGTTGCAGATTGACCTGTTGCAATTATAATAGGACTTGAATTAATCTCAATACTACCAACTGATGCTGTAGCAGAAACTCCTGTCAATCCCATTGATTGATCTGCAGGAGTTATTGATCCTACAGAGGCTGTTGAGGAAACTCCTGTTGGAGTCACAAGCGGACTACTATTAACTTGAGTAGAACCTACACTACATGTAGAAGAAACTCCTGTTAGACTTACAACTACACTACCTATTATTGTAGGAGATCCAACATTAGAAGTTGAAGAAACTCCTGTTAGTCCCATTACATCTGCTGGACTAATTGATCCTACTTCTGAAGTTATTTGTTCGCCATTAACAAGAACTACAACTTTATTAACTGAGTCTCCGTAAGGTTCTTCACCCCAACCATTTCTACCCCAACCTACAAGTGTTCCAACACTTGCTAATTCTCCTATTGCAGAGGTTATTGCTACACCTGATACACCAACTACATCAGCGGCTGTTACTGTTCCAACTGAAACTGTTGAAGAAACTCCTGTTAAATTAACTTGAGTAAAAGGAAATCCTGTTGCGGTTCCTTGTGAAGAAGTGATAGATAAACCTGTAGGCTTAACAGAATATTCAACTCCCCAACCAGAGTTGCCCCATTGTTGTCTACCCCAACCTTCAACGTTAAAAGATTGTGGTGTTCCTAATGCTGTTGTTGCTCCAGGTGAAGATAAAGAAATTACTATTTCATCATCTTGCCATGCGTTGGCGCCCCAAGTATTTGTGCCCCAGGTTGATGCCATAAGGAAGACCTCCTTATGCTAATCTTATGATTGCGTCTGATGCGTCTGCTGTAGGAAATTGAATTGTGAAAGTTCCACTAGTTACAGTTTTATCACTACCAAAAGCGATAACTGCACAAGCTTTATCAGATTGTGTGTCATTATAAATTAAAGCACCATTTGCTGTGAAAGATGCTGAAGTATAACTAACATCGTCAAAATCACAAAATGCAGTTGTTCCTGAAGTTGTAGGAGTTACACTTGTAAGAGTTGCACCGCCTGCAACGTAAGCAGATCCTGCATCGTTTGTAATTTCATTTATTGCTGAATAAGTTGTAGTGCTTGCTCCTAATGAAGCTGAACTTGTATATAAAGCTATTTTAAAAGTGTCTCCACTTGAAGCTGTAAAATTGTGAGTACCCACTAAAAGTTCTTGTTTAAAACTTGTACATATTGCCGATGTTATTGCCATAATTTATCTCCTATTAAGGTGACGGAGAAGGGACTTGTATACGAACTGTACCATCAGTGTAATCGTCTCTTTTACGTCTACCAAGTTGCTCTCCAGCAAACTTTTGTACTTCTTGTTTATATTTATTTTCATATAATGTCAACATATCTATTGGACCTTTTAAATAAGAAAATGCTTCTACTAAACAAGCATATAATAATCCATTTCCAAAATATTGACTTACATAAGTTGTAGTATTTGAACCAGACAATCCAGTTGGAATT